CTCATTGGTGCTGACTCCGATGAACTAACCATCCAAATTATTGAGAATGACAAGAGATTGGCTGCACTTAGAGAGTATGCTCAAACGGCTTGAATTCTAAATCCGAAACTTGAGTTAAAGATTACAACTATGCCAGACGGAACAACAACAACCGTAAAGAGCGGATATGTCAACGGCTCGGACATGCTGCTCTATATCGGGGAGAAGGCTATCGGTCACTGCACCTCGCACACCACGACCTTCGACACCGAGACCAAGGACCGGGCCGTGAAGCCTTTGGCCAGCAAGAAGCTGTCGGCCGGTCTGTGGAAGAGCACCGGCGTCACCGGACTCTCCATCACGATTTCCTTTGAGGGTCTTGCTTTCTACAATGAGAGCGAGTTCGGCGTGAAGGAGCTCCTCGCCACGTGGAAGGCCGGCAAGCCGGTAAAGGTCAAGTGCATGGAGCGCGAGGCCACGACTCCTTATCTGAGCGGCTCGTTCGTGCTCACCCAGGTGGAGGAAGAAGCCCCCGCCAATGACGACACGACCTTCAAGGGCACGCTCAAGAACGACGGCGAGCCGGACTCTATCGACGAGACCCAGATCACCGAGACCGCAGCGTAACGGCTTTCTTCAAGCACATAATAAATCATCGATCCAGGGGCGGAGCGGCATAACACCGCCTCGCCCCTCTTTCTTTTCGGCCTTTGCCGCCGCACAGCAGCGGCCTACGGAACGGCGCACGGAAGACGGAGCCCTGAAGGACACCGCACAGAACCACAAGGGGCGGAGCACGGAAGGCGAGGAAAGCAGGGAACCGCAAGGGGCGGCGAGGGTGAAAGGATAAGGACAGACAACAAGCAAGCAACAGGAAACAGATATGAAAACAGTAAAGATCACAATCGAGAACAAGGAATACCCCATGCGTGCCACGATGGGTGCCATGGACATTTTCAAGAAGGAGACGGGCAAGGACCCGTCGGAGATGAATCAGGAGAGCCCCGTGGACATGACGGCCTTCATCTATGGATGCGTGAAGAGCGCGTGCCGCAAGGACAAGGTGGACTTTCCCTATACCCTCGACGAGTTTATGGACTCCGTGGATGTGGAGACCATCCTCTCATGGAGCGATGAGCTGAGCCGTCTGACGGACAACGGAGGCGGTGATTCAAAAAAAAAGGCAAAGTAGCGACCTTCTCAGAGCTCTTCGGCTACGGGGTCGGAGTCATGGGCTTGTCGGTGGATGACTTCCTCGGCATGGACACGGACGAGTTTGACGCTTCCTCGAAGGCCTTCGGAGAGCATGAGGACATGCTTGAGCGCGAGCGGTGGGAGCGGATGCGGCTGTTGGGCCTGATGACCGTGCAGCCATGGTCCAAGAAGAAACTGACGGCCGAGAAGCTCTTGCCGCTGCCATGGGATAAGGAGGGGTCGCTGCATAGCAGCGACGCACAGAACGGATGGCGAGTCGGCACCCAGAAAGGCGCCGCACAGAACCACAAGGGGCACGACGGGGCACGGCTGACCAAGGCGGAGCACAGAGCGCGGGCTGAGGAGATGCGGAAACTGCTGGGAGAAAGGTATTAAAGAAAGGCTATGAGCAATACGACATACAACGATCCATCACAATACAAGGGCAAGGAGTGGAACGAGCTGCTCCAATGCTTCAACAAGCGTGACCTGAAAGCGTCGCTGAAAGGAGCCTACAGAAAGACGGGCAACGAGATTCTCACCATTGCCCGTCAACGGCTGATGTCGAGCGGCATTGCCCACGCCTCGAAGCTGAAGAAGGGAATCCGGCTGCGTGTCTATCCGAGAGGCGGCGGCTTCATGATCACCGTGAAGCCTCACGGCAAGCAGGGCTATCACGTGAACAGGTTCGGGCTGGAGAAGCCGGTCTTGATGTGGGCCGAGGAAGGGACGAAAGAGCGCATGATCCGACACCTTATGAGTGACGGAAAGCATGTTGTGAGGATAGAAGGAAGATACAGGAGAGTAGGTGCCTTCACAGGAAAGATGCCCGCCTATCATTTCCTCGATGGCGTTTATGAGCAGGGCGTTCAGATTCTCAACAGAGACATTCCCTCAAACCTCGAAGACAGCGTGATGAGAAAGGCCGGCAGGTTAGGATGGACTTAAAGGCCGTCGTTACTGTAGGAGCCGCAACCGTCTTTTTGTGCTATGACAGCGACGACGTGAAGAATGCCTCCAACGAACAGTGCAACAAGAGCCTCCACGAAATGGCTTGTCACAAGGAAAAACAAAGCCATTGCCGCAAATATGAGGCAAAGAACGGTGACTATCTTTCTAAAGGTTTCCATGCTCTGCTTGTTTTGGTTTTATCTATTGGCAAAAATAAACATTAAAGCGATACAACGATGTCAAAGGACGTAAAGTTTAACATAAATTTATCGGTCAACGGCAAGGATGTCGTTGTACAGTGCAAGCAAGGCGTTCAGGAGCTTGGCAAAGCCTTGGGCACCATTCCTGGAAAGGCTGAGCAGAGCCGTCAGGCCATGATAAAATGGAGTGCGGTGTCAACTATCTACAACAACCTATACAATGGCCTTCAACAGCTTACCGGTGCCATGCAGCCGTTCATCGCCAAGAGCAATGCGGCAACGGAGGCGCAGACCAAGCTGACGACCGTGATGCGTCAGCGCATGCACGCCACGGAAGCTGACACGGAAGCGGTGAACAAGGCCATATCTGCCCAGACGAAACTTGGCGTTGTGGGCGGTACGGTACAAAGGAGCGGTTTGCAGCAGCTGGCCACTTTCGCGAGTCAGCGCAGCACTCTGCTGACGCTGTTGCCCGCCATGAACAACCTCGTTGTCCAGCAGCGTGGCCTCGGCGCTACGGGCGAGGATGCGGTAGGCATTGCCAACCTTATGGGCAAGGCATTGATGGGCAACGCTACGGCCATGCGACGGGTCGGCATCACCCTGTCGGATTCGCAGGCCGAGATGATCAAGTACGGCAACGAGAGCGAGCGTGCCAAGGCCATTGCGGAAGCCATCACGGACAATGTAGGCAACATGAACGCAGAGATGGCCAAGACAGATGCCGGTAAAGCCAAGCAGCTTGCCAACACCTTTGGCGGATTGCAGGTAAAGGTCGGCCGCTTCTTCAGTGAATATCAGTCTTACATTGCGAGTATTGGTCAGATAGGCATGGCGGTAACGGCTATTGGGACGGTGAGCAGTGCTCTTAGAGGACTTATTGGCCGCCTTGGTCTTGTCACACTCGCCACGAGTTCTTTCCGTGTGGTAGTCTCCGGCTTGAAGAGTGTCCTTGCCGCTGCCCGCATAGCCACCGTAGAGATGGCCGTGGCCGAGCAGCTCGAGGGCAAGGGAGCTTTGGCCGCCGCCGTCAGCACCACGATTTTCAAGACGGCCATAAGGGGGCTGATGATCGCAACGGGCGTAGGCGCTGCCATCGCGCTCCTCACCATGGGTATCGAAGCACTCGTAAACTGGCTGGACAACTCAAGCGATTCCTCGGAAGAAGCGGCAGCAGGCATGAAGAAGACCGTCACGGCAGCAGAGCAGGCGAAGTCGAGGATGGGCGACCTCGCAGCCAACGGAGCCGCTCCGCTCATCTCGAAGTATGAGGAACTGAGAAAGAAATGGCAGGCACTGACCGATGACAAGAAACGTCTGAAGTTTATCAGCGACTCGGCCAATGCCTTTCACTCTTTAGGTGTCAGGATAGGTTCTGTCAGCGAGGCGGAGGATTTCCTTGTCAAGAGCACGGACAAGGTAAGGCAGGCTTTGTACGCCCGCGCTGAGGCGGCAGCCGCTGCCCAGGTTGCTCAGGAGGAATACGAGAAGGCTCTCCGTGCTGATATTGCGGCAAAGGACGAGGAAAGCAAGGCCCGTCAACGTTCTCTCGAAAAGGCAGACGGAGCAGACGCAAACACGAGGTTCCGCGTCAGAGGCGCGAAAAACGCCATGACTGCCCACGAATACTCCGAGGGCATCAGAAACGGAAAGATCAAGGTAACGAGTGCCCGTTCCTACAAAGCCCGGCAGGATGCTGCCCAGCACCGGCGCACGGCACAATCTCTTCAGGACTATTCGGAGCAGAAGAGCCGCCAGGCGAGCAAGGGTCTGGCAAAGTATTCGGGTGGCAAACAGTATCACGCTTCTACGGACACCGGCACACATACAGGGCATGCCAGCACTTCCGGGGGTAAAGGCTCTGCCTCTACAGACAAAAAGGCACTCCGTGGCTCTCTCGACTGGTACGACCAGCAGATGAGCGCACTGCGCAAAAAGATATACGCCACGAATGACGCAAGCGTGGCCGAGGGTTTGCAGAAGCAGTACAAGGAGCTTGAGAAGAAATCGAAAGACCTGAAGATAAAGGTCGGCATTGAGAAGCCCGACAATGAGGTAAAGAGCTATGTCGAGCAGCTTCAGGACAAGCTCAAGGAGGCTCAGAAGCAGATGGATAACGCCACGACCGTCGAGGCGAGAGTGGCGGCGTCCGCCAAGGTTGACGACCTGCAACATCAGATAGACGTAGCGACGAAAGGAGAAGTGACTATCTCTGCTGAGGTCGAACCGTCGTATATCGTCAAGGGTTCCGAGACCGACAAGCTTCAGAGTTACCATAACGCTCAGAATAACGGGCAGAATGTCCGAAGTCTGATGGACGCTGGCATCATCGACGAGGCCGAGGCCAAACGGAGGATCGAGAATATCAACAAGCAGCTCAAGGAGCTGGGCGTGAAGCCTATCACGATAGAGTTCAAGAAGGCATCGATAGACCAAGCCAAGGAGAGCGTCAAGGAGCTCACGCAGAGCTTTGGCGGCAATCAGCTTGGGACCAACATTATGCAGGTCGTCAAGGCCTTCAAGGACGTTGGCAAGGCATCGAAAGAGGCCAAGACGGGGACGACGGACTCCGGCAAGAGCTTCAACGCCACGGGCAACTATGCGGCGGCAGCAGGCGCGGGCCTTGCCACCATGGGGCAGGCCCTCGGACAGCTTGGCGGGCAGGGCGACGCTGCCAAGGCCGGTGCGGTGATGGCCGCCATCGGTCAGATCGTGCTTGGCTTCGCCACCTACACGGCAAAGAGCGCGGAGCTTGGCCCGTGGGGATGGGTAGCAGCCGTGGCAAGCGGTCTCGGCATTGTGGCCAGCACCATCGCCACCTTGAAAGGCTACGCTACGGGTGGCGTGCTTACCGGTCCGACGTCGAGCGGAGACAAGCTGCTTTTCCGCGGCAACGCTGGGGAGATGGTCTTCAACACCGCCCAGCAACGGAGGCTCTATGCCATCGCCAACGGCAACTACCTGCCACGGCTTCCGCGGATGCAGGCCGTGAGGCCACAGGTAGGGGCTATCGGGGACGCGTCGCAGGTGATGACAATCAACGTGCGCGGCAAGCTCAAGGGCAACGACATGGAGCTCATGGGCAGCAACACGCGGTCGCTGGGCGCGAAGATAGGAAAGAGATACTGACGGGGCACTGGGCAGACGATAGGCGGTTATTCATAAATAGATAAAGGATAGAAGATGAAGATAGAAGGCAGCTTTGTAAACAAGAAAGGAGATGCCGTGAAGGTCTCGATCATCGTTGCAGGGTCTACGGCCGATGATATAGCCATTGAGCCGGGCGGGGTGCTGGAGTTCGCGGCCGATGACACCGTGACGATAGACAGCGGTGTGAACGACTCGTTAGACGTGTGCCAGCAGCATTCGTGCACGATAGCACTGCACGCCGCCACTTACGTTTCAGGCCTTTTTACCAGTGAATATAAGGACGGGAAGGTGGAGGTAAGCGTCAACGGGGCTTGCGTGTTCAGTGGCTGGCTTGAGCCACGGACGCTGACGCAGCCTTTCAACGACGTTTACGATGATCTGTCCCTGCAATGCGTGGACTCGCTCTCTGCCATGCAGTATAGTAACTATAAGGGCGTGAACAACACGACGACCTATACGGCGGCAGCGGAGAAGGCTGACATGCGAACGTTCAAGGACTTACTTACGGAGGCGCTCAGCAAGGGCACGGACGGAGGCAGCTATAACGTGTGGTGGGACTCGTCGAGGGAAGCCTCCGCTGCCATGGATGGTAGAGCACGGGACGGGAGCAAGGGTACTGGCACGGAGGACGTGTTTGACGAGCTGAGGGTTAGCGACATGGCGTTTCTCGGTGAGAGTGCCGACGATACCGTCACTTATCTCGACGTTGCGGAGGCGGTGCTCAAATATCTGGACTTGCATATCGTGCAATATGGGCGAGATTTCTATGTCTTCTCCTGGGACACGATGCGTGCCGGGACAACATCGTGGTCTTTGCTCGTTTCGTCCGGCGAAGGGACAAGCCAGCCGGCGCAGCTGCCCGGCTGCACCGGCGTATCGGCGGCGCTGTTTGCCTCCAACGTCGAGGACACGGACACGCGGATAGACGTTCAGGAGATATTCAACCAACTCAGCCTTACGGTCAGTCCCAAAGGGTCGGACACTGTTCTGCGTTCTCCCCTGGACTCCACGGGTAAGATACCCGCCATGGGCGCGAGACAGTATTACTGCACGGAATACGCTGCCGACGGCGAGGGCGAGAAAGCCGCGAGAGCGTTCTTCTCGCTCGTGAAAAACCACACGGACAACGGCTACGACTCTCAGGTATGGAAAGACTATCTCGTGAGAGTCATGCGGAACGTGTATTGGAAGATCGGGAGCGGCAGTGGTGTAGGGACGGCTGTCACGGACTGGGCGACGGACAAGAGCTACACCCATCCCGAAGACGTGACGGACAAGCTAAGGAGCGGTCTCGGGGCCCTGCTGTTGCAGGTTGGCAGCGTAGACCACAAACCGGGCACGGGCGACACGAGCAAGCAGAGCTCCGTCAGCATGAGCGACAAGCTCGTGATCTCCGTCAACGGCAACGGCAATGACACGTCTCCATACCCTACAGACACGGACATACAGAAAGCCATGCCTGTGATGAGCTACGAGAGCGGCGACGCGACGGCATCGTATTCTCCCGATGTCGCTGACGATACCGACGGCAGCTACCATAACTACCTTGTGATAGACGGCACGATAGCTCTCGCTCCCTTGATGCCCACCGCGTTCGAGGTGGAGAAGGTGCGCAAGTACGCGACGGACGGCGATTTCATGGGCAAGTACGCCTACGAGAACGGTTACATTCCCATCCCTGTCCTTGACAAGAGGCTTCCAAACATGTCCGCGAGCCGTGTGAACAAGGACGGGCGTTATCTGGCCTTTGAATGGTGGAAACAGGGCAAGCAGACCGGCACGAGGAAGGGCTGGATACCCTATACGGAGGACGGAGCTCAGCTTTATGAATACAAGACGGCAAGCGGCAAGGACGAGGTTGACAAGGTCGACATCCTATGGTGTATGCTGAGGATCGGTGACAAGGTGCTTGTGGAGGACAAGACCGGAAACGGCTCTGTGGGCGCTTTCTCATGGAAGACTTACAAGGAGCCATCCCAGTGCGCTGACACGGATGAGTACCTGGAGCAGACATTCACTATCGGCATCAATCCCAAGATCGGTGACAAGCTGGTCGGGCAGGACTTTGACATCGGCACGAACTTCGACTATACGACGAACATAGACGCTGAGAAAGGCATGGCCATTCCTCTCCCCTACGATGCCAAGCTGCATGGCAGCATGGCCTTTCAAGTGCTGGGCATCGACAACACTGTATGGACGGACTATCACGTGACCCGTCACAAGACGATGTTCCGGCATACGAAATACGGCACGGACAACATACCGCTGATGGCTCATGTGAGCAGTGTCATCATCAAGAACTTCTCGGTGAAGATCTACTCGGACGTTGAGAACGGCGGTGAGGATGACATCGTGTACATGTCGCGCACGTCGCATAAGTTCTACAACAAGAAGGACGACCTTGAGATGAAGATTCACAGCGGTTTCACGTCGGACGAGATTTCCCGTTACGGTCTCTCGGGCAAGATCATGTACACGACGGTCTGCGGCAAGGACGGCCTTGCCATTACATCCATCGCGAACAAGGCAAGCGGCGTGTCAGCCAAGGCGGAGAAGCTCTACGTGGACGCTTACTATAAGGAGCTAAGCAAACCACGGGTCATCCTTACCCAGAACCTGCAATGCGCGGATATGAGCGTTGCGCAGACCTCGAGATGGACACACCCCGCACTGGCTGGTAAGACGTTCTATGTGCGTGACATCGGGTATAACCTTATGGAAGGGTCGGCTCAGGCGAAGATGGAGGAGGCGTTCTGAGGTGGTTGCCTCACCGCCCTGAAGGGCGGCGCACGGAACCACAAGGGGCACGACGCACGGAAGACGGAGCCCTAAAGGGCACCGCACAGAACCGGCCGGCTCCAATTTCCGGATCATGATGGTAATTATAGAAACAAGGAACTTATGATCGGAATAGACATCATACGCAAGAAAAGGAACACGAGTGGCACCAGTGGTGGCTCTGTAGGCTCTGGGATCAGTACCCCGTCGGGAGGGGACGTGCTGAACGCGGTCCATGCCGACGACGCTGATCACGCGAACCGGGCTGACGAGGCTGTCCATGCGTCGTCAGCCAAGGAGCTCGACGGCACGAGCTCGGTGTGGAACACGATAAGGAATTGGATCAGCGGCGCGACGGACGGCCTGAAGGATATTTTCCTGAGGAAGGACCAGGACGACGAGACGGCTCACAAGCTGACCATGGGCGAGGCAGCGGTGAAGGGAGACATAACGATTGGCGCTAATGGCAGCTACTACATCGGCAAGGATGGCGTGGCAAAACTGGCAGGCGTTGTGGCAGAGTTCCTCAAGAGCTCTGACTTCCGTCCGGGCACGGCCATGGGCTTCGACGGCACCGGGTATGGCATCACGAAGGGCACGGACGGGAAATACACCTTGGAGATTGACAACCTCATAGCGAGGATGAAGATGATCATCGCTGAACTTGAGGTGCACGAGATGAGCTTCATCGGCGGCACGGTGGTGATGTGCAGCTGCGGCAACCGCGTGGACGTGGTGCAGGCGCTCGACGCAGGAGGAAGCGTCATTGCGTCCGCTGACGGGACGAAACCGACACTGACGATACCAAGCGGCAAGACGGCTGAGCGCTTCCGCTGCTATTTCCTCGCCTCAGACGGTGACAGACAGATCAAGAACGAGTGGTCGGTGGGGCAGCTGGCACGTGCCAAGACGAACAACATCGCCGCTCCCGGCAACTACAAGGACTATCAGAACCGCGACTATTGGCGGCTTGTGGTGGGCGTGTCCGACGAGCCCGTGACCATCGAAGGCAAGGACTATCACTATATCGACCTGAGCAACTCTACGAGCAAGGACATCGCGCTGACGGACGCGGCAGGAACAACCCGTCACGTCACGCTGGGCGGCGTGTCCGAGACGCTGAACTCCCTGGCATTTGCGGGTGACAACATCATCGGCCTTGGCCATTGTTGGGACAGTGCCCGGCAGAACGCCGCCGTCCTCTCTGTGGTGGCTTTGGGCTGGACGCTGTACAAGGGTATCGACCATTATGACCTGCCTTCGGAAAATATCGTTAATAAATTCGGCATTGACGAGACGATTGTCACCACCGACCACTTTATCCTCCGGCCTTATGCGGCTCCATCGGAGACACAGACGGTGACGGTCATGCGTGGCGTGTACGACGACAGTAAGAGCTACGGACACAACGATCTCGTGACGTACAACGGACAGGTATGGATCTGCACGGTGGCTGTCGGCAAGACCGTCACGGGGGCGACTCCGAGCCTCACGGGTGACGGCGCGAATTACTGGACGGTGTATGCCGTCAAAGGAGCTGACGGCAAGGACGGAAAGAGCGCAAGACGCACGGCTGTTGTCAACCTGACGAGCGACCGAGGCACGGTGTTTAACGGCCGCTATAATAACGTATTGTTACGATGCAGTGTTGAGATAGACGGAAAGAGCATGGGCGGAAGAATACCGAGAGATAATTTCTCATGGACAAGAGACGGACATGAAATATTGTCGAGTATAGGCTACCGTTACCGCTTGGCGAGCAGCTCCGACGCGCTCGACTTGTGGAAGTGCAGCGTGAAAATACCCAAACGGTTGTTGGAGCCTGTCGAGCTGACGGCACTGAGGGCGGATGGAAACAGCCTAATATTCCACGCCTCGGAGGATATTTCCAGGATGACGTTATATCCTTGCTGGAAGAGGTATTATAGAATACGAAAGGTGCTTGGTATCAACAACAGGAACGCGTGGGGGTTCCACGACATGGTACATGACGGAGAGTGTCACTTTCCTACACCCCTCTCGTTCACGTCTCTTGGCGACAACAACTATTCCGTGGATATGTCGCAGCTCTTGAGCTTTGTGGAATCGCACAATATCGTGCTGCACAAGACCGCGAAGGTGACGACGGAAAAGACGGCACTGAGACACGGGAAACACACATACTGGCTGAAGCAAGGAGCCGACGGAAAATATCACGCATGGGGACGCTATGGCGTGTGGCTCGCTGACGGCAGCAACTACACACCGGTCAGCACTGTCGCAAAATGCAAAATATACGTGGAGACGGACAGCGACACGTCAACAACGGGGACTGCAAGCCTGTCCGTGTAGGCACAAAAAAAAGGGCGGAGCGAAAGCCCTCTACCCACGTCGGCGAAGGTAGACAAAATAATAGATTCACGCAAACAAAACAGAGGAAAAATGTCAGCAATCGTAAGAGAAACATCAGAATATGTGGAGATGAGCGACTCCATCACGCTGTGCATCGTGAAGGACGGCGCAGCTGGCACATCCATTAATATGAAGACGGGTGTCAGCTCGCCGGACGCGCTTCCATCGTCAGGAGCCAGCATCGGTGATTCTTACATCATCGACGGGCATCTTTGGACTTACACGGGTGGTACGGCAAGCGACGCAACGCATCGTAATGGCTTTACGGACTGCTGTAAGGTGAGCGGCGAGGCAGGCAAGAACAACTATGTGCATGTGGCGTGGAGCAACAAGCAGAAGAACCACACGATAGATGACATAGTGCTGAGCAATACAGACGGCAACGCTTATGCTTATATGGGCACGTGGGTCAGCGAGACCAAGGAGGACAAGGCGGACGAAGCCGTCAAAATGGCCAAGTGGGTGTACGTAAAGGGAGACAAAGGCGCAGACGGCTCGGCCTACGACATCTATCTCTCCGCGAGTGTGCTAAAGGGAGATAGCACGGGTAAGCTCAACGGCAATGACACGGTGAGCGTGACGGCGAAGGTGGTGAAGATAACCGGCGGGACGGCAGTGCAGGTGACGGACAAGAACAAGGCGTACTTTACCATCTCGAGGACGATGGACAACGGTGACCTCGTACCCGACTGGCCGTCGGGTACGTTTACCGTCACGGAATTCGAGGCGTTCGGCCAGGGCGTGAAAACATGGAACTTCGCCCTGTACGTCGGCGGCACGTTCCTCAAGACCGTGACGCTTCCCGTGGTGCGTGACGGCAAGCAGGGCGTGGACGGCTCCGCGGCAACGGTGTATACCATAGAGACGGTGGGCAACAACAACAACAACAACGGGACGCTGGTGGACGCGAGCACCATCGGCGTGACGCTGACCGGCGATCTGAAGCTGTACAAGACCGTAGGCAGCGAGAAGACGGAGGACTCCAGGCCTCCCCAGTGCTGGCGGCTGACGTTAGGCGGGACAAACTTGGACGACGTGTCTGTGTTCAATAACAGTGCTGGCAACAATATCGTCAGCTACGGTTATTCCAAGGATTACGAGATAGACAGCAACGGCAATAGTGCCGTGCCAGGGTCAGCCACGATTTCTGTGTACAGGGACAGCAGCATGAGTGAGCTGCTTGCCAGTCTCGTGATACCGATTACGCTCAATCCCGGCGCGATCGTTAAAGTAGACGCCAAGTTGGGGCAGATAGAGAGCACCACGACGGGCATGAAGAACGACATGAACGGCATGCATGGGACTATCGAGACCATCAAGCAAGGACAAGGGCAGATCTCGCTGAAGGTGCAGGACTTACAGAATGGCGGTGTGGACACGAGCAAGCCGCATACGAGCTCGCAGGTGGACTTCAGGACGCTGGACGCCGACAGCTTCTACCCGGTGATGATTCGGTTCAAGGATGATGGGGGCGTGCGGCATACCGTGGAGATAAGCAGGAATCTTGGCGGAACCTACGGAAGCGGTAAGGACTATATGACACATTCGCAGGGCTTCTCCTTCCGACTGATATTCTCGGACATAGCTAATGGCTGGGGCACTAATGAAGACGGGCAGCTTCACATTGAGAGCATATCACAACGTTGGACAGAACCTACTGACACGCCTATATGCCCGAAGATTGCACAGTATTATCCTTTCTCGTTCACGCTCGCGTGGCTTCGTGGCGGCTCGAAATACGACATTACTGTTGACTGTACGGATGCTCACATCAGCGGGATATGGCCTTACATGATGCAGGTGGCCTCCAACCCTTCGTGGGTGCCGGACGCTGTACGACTTGCGCCTGACACATGGACAACCGCGCAGGTTAACGCACAAGGCGGTAACCCTTATAACATGCTCAAGAAAGACAACGGCGGATACTATGCTGACGTGGACAACGAGTATTTATATCGCTTTGGGGAATTAGCGGCCGGGAACACGTTTGCCATTGTCGGGCAGCCGAAGGACAGCAAGGTGTGGTTCTTGGCTACGTGGCATATTACGAGCGTCAGTGGGTCTAAGGTCTATGTGGACGTTTCTACATACGGGCTTTTGTGGCAAGCACAGAACCCGCTTGGAATCAGGATGGGCGAGTTAGGCTATATCAAGACCGGCGCGTCTTATTCGAAGTCTGAATGGGACTCACAAAACTTATTCGGCACCTCGGTGGACGTGGACAACACGGCCGTACATGCCGACTGGGCCGTGCCGAGAGCTATCCTCGTAATCGGAAAAGAGTCGAGCGCCACAAACGGCGTGTATCGTGACCGGGCCGTGCTGGAGACCGTCCAATCATGCACGGAGGGCAGCAGCGTGTCTTTTTACAGTAATACTTACTTTGACGTGTCGCCATTGTACGGCACGGACGGCAGGACGAATGTGAAGCCGGACTTGCTGGCGACGGGCATTGACATCAAGAGCCATAAGATAGTGGCCACAGCGGATAACTTCGTCGTGCGGAACAACAGCGGCACGCTGACATTCAGCATTGATGAGGATGGCAATATCGTCGGTGTGGGAAACGCGTCATTCAAAGGTTCCGTGACGGCCAAAACGTTTACGCTTTCCTCGGATAAATTCTACGTTGACAATAACGGCAATTTTAAGCTCAATATGACTAATTTCTCCGTCGATGAGAATGGAAATATCACGGCCAAGGGCGGACGTATCAGTTTCTTCTATTTCGACGAAGAGGGTATGGCGAGCGGCATAACGTACGACTCTGCGCTTAATAAATCGCTACAAGGATTAGGGTTGTCGTCGGACAATATCTCTGTGTCCGGCAGCGCGAATCAAAGAGTATCATCTGTTTTTTGGGGAAATGGACATATAGACTCCCGCTTTGCGGGCTCTGATAAGAATTATATAGTCCACCGTGTAGGATCTACCTCTTCAGCAAGCGCCTTCTACAACTATATCAAGTTAGAGAAGTTGGGGAATGGTTCTGACTCTCTTGAGAACAACCCCGAACATGCCGCACTCGGCATAGAGACACAGGGAGATTTCTGTCTTGCGGCATTAGGAGGCCCGTCGCTATTCGCAGGGATGTGCTTCGCGTCGAGCACGGGCGGCAGCAGCTTTACCGCAGACAAGAAGCATTGCTTCTATTTGTGCAGCGGCGGCACATTCTATATGCCGAGCGACCCGCCCGACGGCATGTTGATTGTCGTAATACAGACAAGGGACAGAATTGATTTTAACGGCAACGGACATAGGTTCCAGAGTGGCACATATAATAGCCTAAGCTTTACTTCCGATTCCGCGGGGCAATGGTCCTTATTTTATTACAATAATGAGGTTTGGTATACGATTTATATGACTCGTTGACTATGGTAGTCAGATGCTTGGCAACGATATACGTAACGGAATAGACAATAACAACAGCGGGCAGACGTGGGTGCTGAAGGACGGAGTAATAACAAGGACGTCGTAGGCGGTAAAGCTGGCCTTTGGCGCACAGCAGCGGCCTACCGAACGGGAACAGATAAAGTAACAAAAGATAAAATAATAAGATCATGCAGCATACAATTACAGATGATACGGTAAGGTTCATCGCCCAGTGGGAGGGCTTCAACCGTCATGCCTACTATGACGCTACCGGGCACGTGTGGACCATTGGGTACGGCCATACATGGGGAGTGAACAAAGACATGGTTTGCACCAAGGTCAAAGCCTTGGAATGGCTAAAGGCCGACGCAAACAGAGTGGCGAAATACATTAACTCGCTGGATATGAACATCAACAAAGCGCAGTTTGGCGCGCTTGTAAGCTTTGGGTTTAATGTAGGCACCGGGAACTTGAAAAAGTCGACACTGCTGAAATATGCCATTCATACGGCACCGGTGTGCAATGTGATGGCTGAGTTCTACAAGTGGGTACGCTCCGGCGGCAAGGTGCTTCCGGGTCTCGTGTTAAGGCGTGAGGGTGAAGCGATGTTGTATGGCGAGGGCCAGTATGCGACGAAGAAAGAGGCCGAGGCACATGTCGTCAAACGAAAAGGCAAGGACTGGCAGAAGGCGCTGGGCTGCTAATTTCTTTTTGGTAAGGAATCATAGACAAAAAATAAGTGATGGCAGGGATGACGATGTTTATCAGCTTTATGCTGGATGGAGACAATCACAAAACTGGGGTATGGTTGCTGGCCGTAGCGATCATGGCGATATTGGTCGTTATTGCGTCGCTGATAGACCTCTCATGGGGAATACGCGCGAGCAAGAAAATCGGACAATTCAAGACAACGAGCTTCGGGTTGAGAAAGACGGTGAGCAAGGACAAGGTCTATCTGACACTTTACTTCTTCGCCGTGATGATCGACGCATGTCTGAGCTTTTTTGTACCATTCCCTCTTGCCAGCATTCTGATGTGTGCCGGGGAAATCATCATTGAGGGTGTGTCGGTGTATGAGAAGATGCAGCAGTTAAAGAGCCTCTCCGTGGACCCGTTAGTGGTGGCAAAGGCGATAGCAAACACCTATGGCGTACAGGATGCGGAGAAGATTCGCAGAATCATAGAGACGGTCTCGGAAGAGATGAAGAAGGAAAGGCAGGGGTAGTAAAGGCCGCTGTACAGCAGCGGCGTACAGAACGGAACGGACGAAAGACGGACGGAAGGGTCGAAAAGCGTCCAGAGCAGGAAATGAACATTGTAAAAAGAGAAAAAATGGAAAATAATGATTTGAGATATACTGTTAGAGATTTATTTGTGACTTTTTTTCTTTTGTCAATCGCATGTCTGATGATCGGGTGCGCCTCGTCGAGGAAGGTAACGAGCAACGAGACGAGGGACAGCGTGGTGTATGTCTACAAAACGCACTACCTGGATAGCCTGCGGGTAAAGGACAGTACGGTTTTCGTTTATGAGACCATTCAACGTGACAGTGTGGTGTTGAAGGTAGACAAAGCGACGGGCGAGGTGATTTCGAAGGACACGTGGCACTGGAAGGATAGCGATAAAAAGAGAGATCATGTAGAAGACTATAGCTCCTATGTACAGAAAAGCGATTCTGAGGCTTTGAAAAGCAAAGAGAGTATAGTTGTAAGCAAGTCGGAAAAGAACGCGAATATACGCACGGAGACACATTATACGCGGGCATTTGTGGTGGGTGTTGGTGTTGGGGCGGTCTTGTCGTTGTTGTTCAGATATAGGAAAAAGCTTGTTTGCTTGTTTGCAAAGATGTGTTAGTTAGTTTCAGTACTTGTTTATAGGTTTAAGATTATTTCATGAGTTAGTTATTGTTTTTTAGGATTTTGTTTTTACGATTAAAAGATGGCCTTGGTGAAGGCAGAGGGCGGCATCCGTGCGGGAGCATGGATGCCGCCTTCCGTTTATGGGGTCGCCGCACAGCGGCGGCGCACGGAACGGAGGGGACGGATGCAGGCGCAGCCATGAAGGGCAGCGCACGGACCGGGACGAAAGACGGAAGGGGAAACGGACAAAAAAATAAAGACATGAAAGCACAGGAACTGAAGGACATGATTAAGGGAGCGCCGTGGCAGAAGGTGTTCGACTTCGTGAAGGTGATGAACGACAAGGGCGTGGCAAGTCGTGATGATTTGTCACGGTTTTTCGTTGGCGCAAAAAAAACGGCCCCCCGATACGGAAGCCGCTTAATTATGGCGAAATCGCCATTTTTAATATTTTACAAATGTATCTCTTTCAAACTTGGAAACAACTTTATCTTTCATGCTCACTTGCAAACATATCCAAAGGCTTTGGCGGTATGATATGCTCATAGAACTCCAAAATTTTATACGACTTGTTTTCGTAAGTCCTGTAATTCTTGTTGTAACGTTGTATTCTGCGCAACTTTACCTTGATGGCATCTCCTTTCCCGAACCTTTCTCCCTCATTGATTTTTTGCATGAGAGCATCGTCTTTAACCGTCATCGAAATTTTGAAGCCGTTATACATGAATTGCCAACGGGAGCCAGGCTCAAAGTTCAATCCCACTATAATAAGGGTGGTCGCCTCGTCAATGACTTTTTCGTCCGGAATATCATCCTCGGTGTCAAAACCGTCATAGATGAAATCCTTGAACTCTTCCCGTTCAAATTGCGCGCACGTGTCTCCCTTGTCTCCCTTTATGGTGAATCCTTCCACGCTCGGATCTTCGTTGGCCGTTTCCATTGACTTGGAGATGGCTTGTCTGACCGCAGACTGGTTATAAATGTTGATAGTGTTTGCGGCAATATTTACATTTCCTATTTTTATAGATACGGCATCTTTCTTTTCTTTATCCGTCCTGACAGGCTTTCCCTTGAATTTATGGTACAGCGCATACACGCCGCCTACAGCACCGCACAAGTCCGCGATGTAGCTAACCGTATCTTTCGAGAACAGTTGCGATATAACGTTTTGTACTACGGAAACGTCGATAATGAAAGATCCTTGCTTTAATGCGTTCACTTTAAGCAACACTTCACGTGAGCCGCCACTAAGTTGCTTGTTGGCCTCAGTGACGATAGCCTGATAGTGTATAAGCATATTGACCAAAGTGTTGGCATCAATACTATGCTCCTGCCCTTGTAATTCTAATTGCATGGTTCTTGTTTTCATTTTTATGGGGTTCAACGATTGTCAAGTCCCTAACTTATGCCGCTCCCACAAGTATTCTGTTGCAAAGTTACGCTAAGTTTACCATATTTACAATCTTTTATTCTCATCGCTTAGTGTTTTTAACATTTGCGTGGCGTGCTAAATAGTCGGGAGACGGCTGGCTTCTCGAAGCCGTGGCTTGGCCGTAAGGTCGGGACACGCCGTTTTTTTCTTGGATGGGATAGACTTTATAGATTTCTAATTCTATTAACCTGGGTTCGGGATAAGCGACAGTCGTTTTTCTTGCTATGCCAGATTTTCGATTGGTGCATCTTTAGCTCATGGGTAGTTAAAACAAAACAAGGGCACGACGGCCTCTCGGCCACCGTGCCCTCTCCCTCAGTGATCACAGTTTCAAGCGTCCTCCACTGAGGTTGATTTTAGGCATCTTGAGTTTTATCGGGTTCTGTGGGTTTGTGCGCTTGGCTGGCTTGGAACTCTCGCAGGACGACGTCACGCTGCTCCATGTGCCAGGTCTTCAACTCGCGGAGCTTGCGCTCTATCTCGGCACGATGGTCGCGGAGGTCGTGCAGTTCTTCGTAGAGGTGATTGATGGCCTGTCGTGTCGCCCGGAGCTTGATGTCGTTATTGGTGAGTTCTTTTCTCAATGGTTCGGCCTGTGCGCAGTATGCGCGGAAAAGCTGGTTTTGCTTCAATTCTAATTCGATTTGCGTCATTGTTGTTGTATGTTTTGAGTTTCAATTACATAAAGGTTCGATTAATACCCTGTTGAGCCATAGCCATCTGTGCCACGGTCGGACGGCGAGAGCTGCGCGCGCTCAACGGGCATATTAGGCTCGGTAGCACTGCTCTCGACCAATTTGAACGCCACGTTTTTTTTGTCTTTGCGATGCACGGCCTGGCATTTTATGCGGTAGCAGCAATCCATGCGGTAGTCGTAGTCAAGCTTAGCGAAGAAGCAATCATCGCAGCTGCCCTCGGAGACCTGCAAGGTGATGCGCGTGCCTAACTGTATGTCGTCGGATATTTCCATTTGGTTAATGTTTTTGTGGGTCGATTATTTCGCTTCCTCGTAGGAGACGATACGGGAATAAGAGCTGTGGATGTTGTATGCCTCGTAGACGCTATCCATGTGGAGACGGAGACGGTCGTAACGCCACTCGGCCGTGGTGAGCTTGGCTTTCATGGAAGCGTAGTTCACGCTGTTGGTCGCAAGGAGCAACCCTGCGAACACGAGCAGCGTCACCATCGGCTTCCTCCTGATAACCTCAGAGAGCCATTGGAACGCGAACCTCGCACTGTTGACCACGAGCAGCACAACTACCCAGAGCAAACGAGATATGCCGAGGACTGTGCCTTTGAATGCCTTCCTTGCGAAAGCAAAGATGTCACGGTATGTGTTATAAAATATTTTCATAATCAGATTTATTTGTTATAAGAACAATCAGTCACTAAATTTTTCACGCATACCCATCAACCAGTTACGTACGCGCTCGTAGTGGTAGCTCCGGCAGCGATACCGCTTGCCGTGGTAACTGATTTCCGCCACCCATCTGTACTGGAGACTCCTGACAAGCCCAGCGCCCTTGCGCAAGGCGCAGCCGCCGACTCCGCCATTTCTTCTCCGTCCCTTGTTGTGACATTCTTTGTAAATAGTTCCTTTTCTTTCCATGATCCTTGCGTTATTTCAGTCCGATATATTCTTTCATCCGGTTCTCTGCTGATTTGCAGTCTTGCTCGATTGTCTCTCCGAGACCTTCCGCCCATTTGAGCACGTCACGGTTGTAGTCGAGAGCCTTGGCTGCCGCGTCGTTCGAGACCTCCGGCAACGTCACCCTGTTGGCCAGTGCCTGGATTGCCGCACGCGAGTTCTTGTCCTCATACAGGCCCTGCACCTCCTGGGTATCGACGCTCATGGCCATGATCTTGAATTTCTCCATGATTCTGCCGAGTTTTCCGTCCGCAAACTCCTTTCGTATGTCCACTCCGAACTGATCCTGCGCAATTCTGATGTACCAATCGAAGAAGTGGCATGCGAAGACGAGGACGTTGTATGCGGTAAGGATGTATGAGGCCAGTTCTACGTCGCGCGTGTATTTCTGCTTGAGAAGAAAGTTGCTGATCGACATTCGGATGATGAACGTGTCGTGCGCCCACGCGTCCTGCATGGAGTCGAGGTAATCGGTCATGAACTGTGTCCTGTCTATATTGAGGCTGTCGTTCAGTTTCAGCGCGAGCATAAGGTTTCTGTTGTACTTGTTGTCCATCCGCTCGCATTCCTCACAGGCCGCCCGTATGCCCCGCTTCCTCCATTTCGGAGAGTTTTTGATGTACTCAATGGCATCGTGCATGGTCATCAGCGCGCAGTCGTTTACCGGGGCGACGATCGTGTACCATTTGGCACACGCCTCGCCGTGGTTCCGGTAGTCTTTCGACATCTGCTTCAGCGCAGCCATTCGTATTCCGTTGGCCGTGGCATGGGCCATATTGCAATACAGGCTTAAATTCGCGTTATTTTTGTTTGGACGATAAATCATATAACTTTGATATCTTAATTGAAATTAGGGGCGTTTCTGTAAGCGTAGAGGGGTTTATTTTGTATTGGCAGCATCTCCGTCATTCTTCCGTCGCCTGCTTGCACGCTTTTTCTTTTTTCCCAGTATCTTCTTCTCACGTCCCCACTCGCTTCCGTATCGCTTGATGCACGCCTCGCGTTTGGCCTCGACGGATCTGTAGATAAACCTACCGACGTTTAGGGCTCCATACCGGTCGCAGAGTTCCGTCACCCATGCGGCATTGAGGTAGTAGTCGTGTGCGAGCTCATTTCCGTTCCTGTCATCGGTGAAGAAAATTTGTATTGCCTTAGGAAGTCTTTTCATGTTATCTGTTTTTCAATGAATGGAATAATCTATCACGAGTCCCGGATGCGCGGCATAACAGCGCTTGCCAGTGGCGGCTCTCATCTCGCGGACAAACTTCCGGTCGTCGGCATTACCGTCCGAGATGTGGATGAGCAGGATCTCCCGGGTGCTTGTGAGGTCAACCCGCTTGGCAACCTTGAGCGTGTTGGTCAGGCTCATGTGCGAATGCTTGATGCGGTTCTTCACAAAGTCGGGGATGTGCTTCGAGCGGTTGATGATGGCGTTGTCGTAGTTGCACTCCATCATCCAGTGAGACACATCCGGGAAGTCGTATGGAACGTACCTCAGTCCGTCGTCCGTCATGACTTCCCGCGTGAAGCTCTCGCAGTCCGTGAAGAAACATATCCGGCCGCAATCTGTGTGCGTGATGAGGAATCCGACCGTAGGGCACTTGGTGCCATCTGTGTTGTAGTGGTTCAGCGGATAAGGAAGCACCGAGAATCCTCCGACCTTGAAGCCGTGTCCCGGGTGCATCTCCTTCACCGAGTATGTCCCATTCAGATGGCAGCAGTCGATGGTGTCTTTCAGCGCAAAGGTCAGGAAGCCTGCCTCTGCGTACTGCCAGGCGAACTTCGCGTGGTCATCGTGCCTGTGCGAGACGACAAGCGCCTTGATTTTGTCCGTGTTCCACCCGAGCGCTACCTTCACCGTCTTGTCGAAGGGAAGCCCCGCCTCAATGACAAGGGCCTCCTCATCGTTCTGCAAGAGGTAGCAGTTGCCGGATGATCCGGAGCCTATTACAGTAAGCGTCATCATCAGATCGGGCATTCGCGTTTGTGTTCGGCCTGCGGCTTCGTCTCGTTAATCTCAGGATAGTTCGGTTCGGCCTCCTGCACTTCCTCATAGCTCGCTGACTCCTCGAAGGTGTCGTGATGCTCTATCGTCTTAGGATGCGGCTGGCTCTTGCTTTCTATTTCCTGCTGCTGTGGCTGCATGGGGACAAAGCCAAGGTCCTCCTCGTTGTCCTCGTCCCGGTCAGAGGAAGATTCAAGCGCCACCTTGCAGGCCCTGGCTATGACTGTCTTTTTGCACATCTGGTCGGTGAAATTCTTGTGCGCGCCTGTCTGACGGTCTTTGTCTCCGAAGCCGCCCTGGTTCCATGCCTTCTGGATCATGTCCATGGTCATCACCTCGAGGTGCGTGCTGCCGTCCTTGTTGACGACCACGGCATAGGCACCGACGATGGGCTTGCCCATGGTTTGGAAAGTTGGCTTGTGCGAGACGAGTTGCAGGAGGCCTTTCTTGTCCACGGTGTAGACGAACTCCTCGCCCTCACGGACGACATTGGCGTTGACCTCGGCAATCTCCGTGTCTCGCTTTGACCGCATGAGCTTGCCCGTATACTTCTCCATGAAGGTGAGCTGGTTGCCGTAAGGAATGAAGTAGCAGTGCTTCATTGGATGTTCTCCGCGGATCACCATCTCAAGGAGCACATTGGCGATGCTCGCTTTCGTACAAGTGTCAATGGCCTTGTTGTGATTGCGGTCCTCGATGTTTTGCAGATAAAGCCATGCGCTCTTCAAGGCGTTGCCGGCATGATAGCCTTTTGGCAGTACGAGTGCCCCGGCCTGCTCCATCTCGCTTACCCGGTCCAGCACTTGTGTTGATACGTCTTCCTGCTTCTTCTTCAATGCGGTTGCATTCTGCGATGCCGGCTGTGTTGCCACCGCATGTTCACTGTTCGTTGCTGATTGATTTTGTACCATAAAATTTTGTTTTGATTATGACTTGTTTGAATTATTATATTCCTTCCACGATTCTCAGCTCCCGGTCCGTCGATACGTACAGAAGAATCATCTGGCACCCTATGTCGTCCGGGAATCTGTTCACGCTCTCGCAGTTGTCTATGACGATCGGAGCATGAACGCCTGTGTGCCGTTGCATTGCCCTCACGCATTCGAGTCCTGCCAATATCTTCTCGGAGTTCGAGAGGTCGGCATACGGCACGCCGTGCATGGTGAGCTGGCAGGTGGGGCGCGTGTTACCATTGATGAGCGTCTCGAACATCTTGAACCGGATTGTAGGGAACAGCTCATTGACGCGATACTCAAGGTCTGCAATGACAAGGTGCTCGAACATCTCCGCGCTGCTGTCTTCCTGCTCGTAGCTGGTCAGCTGTTGGTTGAGTGAGCGCTGCGTCTCTTCCAATTCAGCAACGCGAGCCTCGCGGTCTTTCAGCTCTTTCTCGTCATTGAGATGCCTCAAGAGCTCATCGCGCGTATTCATCAGCTCCTGCTTCCTGGCGATGATGGACTGTGAGCTGTCTGAGGCAGCGGGCATATTATCGAGCTCTTCTTGCAGATTCGTCAGCTTACCGCTCCACTTCAAGTACTCGGCATCGTCCTTGTAGCTTTTCTTCTCGACCACCACGCTCTTGGCTCCATTCAGTTGTTCCCGCGTCTTGGCTGCCTGCGCCAGCATCTCGTCAATGGCACGCCGGGAGTTCTCGAGCCTCGCTGACAGCCGTTCCTGGTCATCCTTGATCTGCTTGGCCTCCTCGTCGAGCTTGTCTTGCTTGGCTGCCTTCGAGAGGTTGAAGTTCTTCTTGAGTTCTTCCCGCTTGTGTTCGAGCATGTCATCAGGAAGAATCTGGTCGCAAGTGGGGCACCTGCTGTCATCGTCACCTATAACGAACTGCATATCTTCCACCTCCTGCCATCGCTTGCGGAAGTCGTCCTTGCGAAGCGCAATGTCGTCAAGCGAAGACTGGTATCTCTTGGCTGCGTTCCGTTCCTCGCCAAGGCGGAAGTTGATGTCGTCGAGCGTGGCTTGCAGCGTTCTGACCTCCTTGCCGTGCTCGGTCTTTGCGTCACGGTTGGCAGTGTTGTAACGGATCTCTATCTTGGTCATCTCCGTCCGGCACTCGTTAATCTCCTTGCGTTTGGCTGCCCGCTTGTCGTAGTCCGCATTGATGACGGCAGTCGCGTCAGCCAGCTGCCTGTCGCAATCGCCAATGCTCTTGTTGACATTATCCAGTTGCCTGCGTATGGCGTCGAAGTCAGCACCGCCCTTCTTGATTTTGTTCACGATGTCTGCGTTCTCACTGATGCGAGGAGGAATGCCTTGCAGTTCCTTCTTCACTCCCTTCATGCTGTAGGCGAGGTGCTCACGGTATCGCTCTATCGCGGCCTCATCGTCTCCGTTGATCTTGCTGAGCATGGACTTGAAGCCGTCGTTCGCCGCTGCGATGTCTGCCAGGCTTTTCATCCCTACCATCTTCACGAGCAACGTGCGCTGGCTGTCTGCCTTGAGCCTGGGAAAGTATTCGGGTGAGGTGATGGCCTTGAACAAGCTCTCCTTGCAGATGCCGTTGACGTATGCCTGATAGTCCTTGGCTGTCATCTTCTCCCCGTTGACGAAGCAGTCAACGGTATGTCCAGTGAGTACCTCTTGGATGTCTCCGCGTTGCTTGCTCCAAATCTCTTTCCGTATCTTCATCAGGGATATTTCCGTTCGGGTCTCAGCGAAGACTCTCATCACGAGCTCGACGCTGTTGTCAAGGTGATGGATGATGTCGTTGTTCTCATCCTTCGGGTCGATGCCAAATGACGTGAGTCCCTGGCTGTTCTTGCCGAAGAGCACCCAATTGATTGCGTCTGCCGTAGTAGTCTTGCCGGTATGGTTCGCGCCCATGATACACGTAACGTCGTGCAGGAAGTTGACCGCAAGACTGGTGACTCCCTTGAAGTTCTTGATGATTAGTTTCTCAAATCTTATCTCCATTGCTTTGATTATATTTTAGTTTCCAATTTCTTTTCTTGTCCACAGCCGGGGGTATGTTTTTTTAGAGGGTCCTCGGCGCTATACCTCACCCGCAGACCTTTTTTCACGCGCGGCAAATTTTTCGAGGGCTTGGGGGATGGCGGTATTCGGACGGCAACAAAAAAACGAGATGTCGGGAAAATCCGTTAGAAAGCCTCATCTTCCTGCTTCTCAAACTCCTTGTAGAGCCTGGCAATGTCGTCTTTCGTTATCAATCCGCTTCGGTACATACCGCTACTCTCGCAAAAGGCATTGATGCCGTTTTCCCCTCCACCGAGCTTGTCAACTTGCCCGTGGACGTATTCGCGGAGCGCCCGGATGCCCGTGTTGCCGGAATAGACCTGCTGCTCTTTCCCGTTCTCAGGCTCCCAGCCTCTTTTGGTCGCTGCCCACGGCTCGAACTTCTCCTTGTAGCCCTTGATGATGTCGTTGTAGTCGAAGGTCGACCAGGTAGTGCGAAAGTCAGTTCCGAAGTTGGCGAAGAACACCATCATGTCGTAAAGGGTACAGGTACGCCCGAACTTTGCCACGAACCGCCCGGCTGTCATTGCGATCATCTGCTCATCTGGCTGGTACCTGGAGCCGCTCATGCCGTAAACGATGCGGATATGCTGCCTTATCAGCAGTTCCCCGAGATCAGGGTTCCCGTATGCGTTCGTAAGCTCCCCAATCCGTATACACGGCTTGCTGAGGTAGCGTTCCTGTATCGTGTCGTCCATGAAGCTCTTGCAGTTGGCTGGCCCGAACGCCCGAATCACGCTGTCGGCAGTTGGATAATGCTGCTTAAAACTCGTGATCACTTCCATACGTTGTCGGCTCCTCGTCGGGGTCGAGCCCCGCTGCGATCCGGTCCCGTCTGTTGGCCTCTCTGATTGCCCTGTCCTTTGGGCTGAGGTTGTCTCCATGCTCTTGGCCAGAGCCTGGCTTGCTGTTTCCATATCCTTTGCCCTTGTTCTTGTCCTCGTTCTTCCCGTTTATCTCGATATGCCGTCGTGTCCAGTCGTAGAAGTGACGCTTGTAGTCGTCCATGGATGTGTGCTTCTTGCTCTTCGCCGTGCATTCACGGTCAAAGGAAGCCAGGAGACCCCAGTACTTGTCCGGTGTCATGCCGTACTCGTCACGCATCACGTTCATCATCTCTACCGACCCTTTCAACGCTTCATAAAATCTTTTTTCTGAGTTCCCCTCGCGCGCGGGAGGAGGGGGAGGAGGTATTCTTGTATTCTTATATTCTTTTATTCTTATGTTGTGTGCATTAGGTTGTGCATTAGGTTGTGCATTAGGTTGTGCATTAGGTTGTGCATTTATTGCATAACCTTGTGTTGAATAGTCTATATTTTGGTATAGATCGAATCTCAAGACCGTTATCAAGGAGCCATTCAGAAAGCGCTCTTTTCTGATTTCTCCTGTGCTTTGCAACTTCTTCAAGACGTTTACAACAGTCCTTTGGCACATTCCATTTTCCTCTGCAAGTATATTCGCACTCGTCAAACTCTGCCCCCGCTTGATCACGTGTCCTTTGTAGCGCTTGTCCTTGGTGTTTGCCGTGAGGAGCAGGTGTATGAAGATGCAGCGCACGGAAGGCGACTTGTACCACTCCCATTCGGTGATCTTCCGATGCAGTTTTATCCATCCTTCCGCCATAGTCATTGCATGTATTCATAGAGCGCAGCTTCGAGGAAAAGCAGCTGTCCTTGTTTGGCACCCTTGCCGAATTTCTTGTATGGGAACTCGTCCTTGTGTCTGTACATCCACGTCACCGACCTCCTGAGGATGGCAGCAGCCTCTTTCAGCGTCACATACTTCGGGCGGTCGTCGCTCAGCTCATGGAGCTTGGCAAGCTTGGCCACGACAGCGTTGGCGACGTCGTTGACCAGCTTCTTGTATTCATACCTTGAAAGCTCTGCCATAGTCGTTGCTTTAGATTGTTAACCGAGTACGCTTCCCGCGGCCACTGCGACGGCGAGCATAACCAGCGCCACAATGTGCGTCATGATGACCTCTGCGTGCGTGAACCGCTCCCCGCAGATGATTGAGAATGTTTTCGACTCCTTGTTGAGCCATGTGTTGAGAGAAGAAGCTGTCTTTTTCATGTCTGTAATTTTTATTGTTGTTGACTTTGTTGGCACGGTGCCCGTACTTCGTAGTCCACGTACCTGGCTAACTTCGTGCAGTACCTGCCATTGATAGAATTTCTTGCGAGCCCGCAGGCCCGGCATCGCTCGGAAGGTAGATGACGGCTCATTTCGTTTGGATCACGCCAAGTTTCACAAGCCGCTTCCGCACTCCTTCTTGCGTCGAAATTTCCGTGAAGCCTCTTCGGAACAGATATTCCACCGCGAGCTGGCAGACTTTCGTCTGCGAGTAGGCCATGTTTTTCTGTCCCATCATGCTCTTGTAGTAGCTCACAAGCACCTTGTCTCTCTCTGCCACGTTCCGCTTGATCTTCTCCAGCACGCTTTCCACGAGGCCGACGGAGCTGCTCTCCGTTTTTTTGTTCTTACTGTTTGTCATTTCCCTTATTTTTACTGTTTATTATTTCCTTTATTTCACTGTTTGCCACCTACGCCCGTGGCAGGGCGACGCGTCATTGTAGGTATCTCTTTATGTAGTCGACCTCCTCGTTGGTAAACTCCGGCATATTGTCTTCATCGAGCTTTAGCTTAATGATTTCGCTGATGGAATAGACTCCCTTGAGATCCCCGCAGTCGCCGTTCTGGATCAAACGGTGCGTGAGCGTCTTCTTGTCGTTTTCCAGCTTTATGACGCGTCCCCTTAGGTCTCGGATAACCGTTGCCGCCACGGACAAGAGGTTGGGGATGTCGTCGGTGTACAACCGGCAGAACTCCTGTTTGCTCATGCCGTCAAGCTCATTATAGAGTGCCTCTACTCTTGCATAGTCGATGTTGCTTACCTGGTCATCGGTTTTCTTAGTCAGTTCCAAAAATTCGTGTTTCAGCATATCTTTAATATTTTTGGTGTTTTCATTGCGCCTTTCGCCAATTTTACTTAACTTTGCCACAACAAGGTGGCACCTTGTTGTTAACTGGTTGCAAAATTAGAACATATCTCTAAATCCACAAAATAATAATAGAGATATTTTCTACATTTAACTCTAATTAATAGAACGTATGGACAAGTCAGTAAAAGGAAGAATCGTTGAATTTGCTAAGGCTAAGCAGATTACGATACGTGATTTTGAGAGGAAAAGCGGCCTCTCAAATGGCTACGTCAAAGCCATGCGCAAAGGTTTTGGAACTGAAAAATTAGAGAATGTTCTATCAGCTTTCCCTGATCTCAGTAGGGACTGGCTTTTGTATGGTGAGGGTCCGATGCTCACCACATCCTCCGATACGTCAATAGTGAACGGAGACCACAGCCGTCAGGCGGTAGGTACCGGAGCCACGGCGGTGAACGGCGAAGGCGTCAAGGAGTGCCTGGAGATCATCCGTCAGCAGCAGGAGATGATGAAGAGTCAGGCAGAGACAATAAAGAATCAGTCGGACGCAATAACAAGGCTGATTGAAAGGTTAAGTAAATAA